ACAACACGCTCTTATGCTGTTTTAAATGTACTTGGTGCAAATGCGCCAGAAATAACAACCGACCAATAAAGGGGATATTATGTCTACTGGTCTTCCTGTATCTGACGTAAGTAACGTCCAGATCATTATGTCGCCCCTTGCGGCGGCTGTTCGTAATTTTGGCGCAATGATGATTATCGGTTCGTCCGATGTGATCGACACGTCCGAGCGTTTGCGTTATTACGCGGGCATTACCGATATTGCTACCGATTTTGGCACTGAGTCAGAAGAATACAAAGCGGCCATTCCGTTCTTTGGCCAGTCTCCTGCGCCATTGTTTTGTTATATCGCTCGATGGGCTAAAACAGCAACTATTGGCGCAATGCGCGGTGCGATTTTAACATCCACTCAGCAAGCGATTGCTAATTTTACCGCAGTTTCTAGTGGCGCGATGTTTATCAAAATTGATGGCATTCCCATCTCGTTAAACAGTATTAATTTGTCATCCGTGACCAATTTGAATGGTGTTGCATCGGCAGTTGAAGCGGCTTTGGATGCAAAAGCAAGTGGCTCTACCGTGGTGTGGGACGCAGGCTATAAGCGTTTCGTGGTCAAGTCAGGTACAACAGGCACTAGCTCTAAAGTCTTTTATGGCTCAGCACCGACAGCCACGGGCAGCATCTCGTTTGCTGGTCAACCTGCAAACAATGACACTATCACGCTGAATGGCACGGCTGTTACGTTTGTTAGTGGTACACCGACATCGGGACAGGTACAAATCGGCGCGAGTCTAAGCGTGACATTAGCAAGTCTTTTAACGATGCTTAACGCCTCGACCGATGCCGAGCTGGTCAAGTTTGTTTGCGTTAAAAGCGGCACCGTTTTGTCTTACAAGCAGCTGCAAGCGGAACAGGCGGCAACTCGTTAACAGTGGCCAAATCAGGCACGAACATCAGTGTATCAGGCGCAACATTATCGGGCGGCAGTGGTACCGATATTTCGTCATTGATGGGGTTGCGTACCGATCAGGCATTAGTACCTGTGGACGGTGTTGCGGCTGAGAATTTGATTGATTGCGTTACTGATTTGGCCGATTTAAGCAATGACTGGTACGGCGTATATGTTGCAGATAATACGCTAGTAGATGCCGATATTGTGGCTGTGGCTGATTTTATCGAAGCTGCTGTCCCGTCTCGTATTTTTGGTAACACTATCATCACGACCGATGTTATCGACTCGGCTAGCACTGATAATTTGGCAATTACGCTAAAAACAGCCGCGTACAGTCGGACACTAGACCAGTATTCATCGACTAATAACCACGCGGCTATGTCGATTCTTGGTCGTATTGCAACGGTTGATTTTACTGCCCAAAACAGCACATTAACGATTAAGTTTAAGCAAGAGCCGACAGTTGTTGCTGAAAACTTGCGGTCTAGTCAGGCTCGCACGCTCAAAGAGCGTAACGTCAATGTGTTCGTTAAGTACCAAAACAACACCAACATCATTCAAGAAGGCGTGATGTGTAGCGGCATGTTTATTGATGAGCGTCATGGTTTGGATTGGCTACAAAATGACATGCAGACCGAAGAATACAACCTCTTGTATGCAAGTGGCCAACCTAAAATACCTCAAACCGATGCAGGTTTTAATCAATTTGTGTTAGCAGATGAACGCTCGCTTGAGCGTGCTGTCAATAACGGTTTGATTGCAGCAGGCGTTTGGAATGGCCCATCATTTGGCGCATTAAAAACAGGCGATACGCTAACTAAGGGGTATTACGTTTACTGCCCACCTGCTGACTCTCAGGCGCAGGGCGATCGTGACCAGCGCATTGCGCCGACTCGCCAAATAGCCATTAAATTGGCGGGTGCCGTTCACAAATCTAACGTCATTATTAACGTCAATCGCTAAGGAGCTGATTCATGGGTACTTATAGTTTTCAGGCGGTATCGGCTTCTTTGGTTGGTCCAACGGGCGTTATCCCTAGCATGGGTTATGGCGCGGCCACCGCCGACGAAGGCATCACCATCGAAATGACCGAAGATAAAAACACGATGACTATTGGCTCGGATGGCGAAGTGATGCACTCCCTTCACGCGGGGAAAAGTGGCACGGTGACAGTGCGCTTATTACAAACATCGCCTGTCCATGCGCTTTTATTAGCAATGTACAACGCACAATCCATTACCCCGAAATTATGGGGTAAAAATATCATTGTCGTGACCAATTCAACCAATACTGAAATTCATACCTGTCGCGAAGTGGCATTCAAAAAGCGCGCAGGTGCTGCATTCAAAAAAGATGGCGACAAATACGAATGGGCTTTTGATGCAGGCAAGATTGATGGCTTGGCAGGGGTTTACTGATGATCCAGTTTCAAATTGACGATAAAAATTATCGTTTAGAAAAACTTGATACGTTTAGTCAGTTGCATTTGGCGCGTAAAGTTGCGCCATTGCTGCCTAAACTATTGCCTGTATTGCCTGTGGCTTTATCGGTCGGCATTCAAATTAAAGATGCCGTCGAGAAAAAACAGGATGTGCCAATTAGCTCAATGGAAAGCATCTCTTATATTTTAGAGCCTGCCATTGATGCGATGGCCACAATGTCCAAAGAAGATGTTGAGTACGTTGTCGGTCTTTGCTTGACCGTGGCGAAACGTCAAAGTGGTGATGTATGGATGGCAGCGTGGCATAACGGACAGTTAATGCTAGGTGACATGGATATGGTGACGATGGTTAAAATCGTTTGGAAAGTCATTGAGATGAACCTCGCTAATTATTTTCCTACCAGCCTCTTGCAGTCCCCAGCGGCAGCGGCAAGTCAGCAAGCTGGGTAAAACTGCCCAATGGCCTAGACTGGCTATTACGGCCAGTCACCAAAGGTATGTGCAAGTATGAATCACTCAAAGATGGCACGATTGATTTATACGACATCGCACTAATGAATGATGCGCTTGATGCGATAGCTCAGAATCAACAAATAGCCAACGAACTGGACGAAGACTAATGTCAGACGTAAATACCCTAAAAGAGTTTTTAGTATCTTTGGGGTTCAAGGTAGATGCGTCCAGCGAACGCGCATTTACCGTGTCTGTCGATAATGTCGAAAAAGCCGTTAATGATTTAGGTGATGCTGCAAAACAAGCAGCAACTGATACCGAAACATCTGCCAACAAATCCGTACAAGCCAATAGCAAGGCCGCGCAAGAATCAAAAAAATCAGCCAATTCTCAGACAAAAGACAAGCAGGATATTGCCCGTGCTGAGAATCAGGCAGAAGAAGCAAGGAAGAAGGCTGAGAAGGCTCGGCAAGACGCTAATAAGCGGCGCCGCGAAGATTTAGAAAAGTCTCACAAAGACCAGTTAGCGAAAAACAAAGCACAGATAGAAGGATTACTGTCTTACGCTAAAACGATGCAGTATGTCGCCTTGGCGGTTGGTGTTGGCATCGTCAAAATGGCAACTGACCTTAATAATTTGTATTTTGCGAGCCTTAGAACTAATTCCTCTGTTGATAAAATACAGGGCTTGAATTTTGTCAGCAGCCAAACAAATGGAGATTTTGCGGGGTCATTGGAAGGGTTATCTAGCTTTATTCGGCGTAGTCCAGGAGCGTATGACCTAATAAATAAAATTGGTGTTGCGACAAAAGGAGCGAATGGCCAACTTCGTGACACCAGCGATATTCTTTTAGATGTTGGCAAGTCACTAGCTAATATGCCTATTGCTCAGGCGATTGCGTTTAGCAACGCGCTGGGCATTGATGAAAACACGCTACTTGCGATGCGTCGCGGTGATTTACAGCAATACATTGACCTTCAGGCGAAATACGCAAAAACGGTGGGTCTTAACGGGGATGATGCCGCAAAAAATGCTAGCGCATTTAAAGGGCAGATAGCCAGCGTCACTACCATTCTTGACCTGATTGGCAAGAAAATAGCAGGAAACATCGCCAACGATCAAAAAGGCGGACTTAATAAACTCATTGATTACTTGCTAACTCATAGCGACCAAATCGTTACGGGCGTTACCAATTTTGCTAATGCAATGGCGAGCCTAGCTATTTCTATTGCTAAAGTGGTTTCGTTTTTAGCGGATGTTATTGCGTTTTTTGCACCACTAGCAAGCGGAGTCAGCAGTATCACAGGGTTGACTGGCGAATGGCAGGGCGCATTAAATCTCTTGCTTGCTTATGTTGCAGGTAAATGGCTTTTAGGGATGTTGGGCAGTATTGGCAAAGTAAGTGCGGCGGTTGGATTGGCGACCGCACAATCATCGGGATTGATGGCTTTGCTGGGCAAGGCTGGCATGGTTGGTGGTGCAGGCGCGGCAGGTTACGGAATTGGCTCGCTTATTTACAATCATTTAATTGATGGCACTAAATTTGGCGAATCTATCGGCAAGGGCGTTGCTAATGTTTTAGGGTTTTTAGGTATTAGCGAAGCAAGACAGGCGACACAATCTTCCCCAACACCAACAGCTATCCCAGCCCCTGCACGAAAAAATGGAACACCTCGCGGCATTAGAAATAATAATCCAGGTAACATTGAGTACGGTGAATTTGCAAAACGCATGGGTGCAACGGGTACAGATGGCCGTTTTGCTATTTTTCCGTCACCTGAGGGTGGACTTGCTGCTTTATCGGCATTGCTGTCTAGTTATGGCAGTCGTGGGATAAACACTGTGCAGGCAGTGATAAATCGTTATGCGCCGCCGAACGAAAACAATACCGCTGGTTATTCAGCAGGCGTAGCTAGAGCAATGGGTGTATCACCCATGCAGCCGCTCAATATGGGTGATCCAATGGTGCGAGCTGCTTTAATGCAGCAAATCACGCGCATTGAGAACGGCAGCAATCCCTATGCTAGTGACATGATGATTAACGCCTCGCGCACGACAAGCAGCAAGTCATTGCAGTTTAGTCAACAAACAAACATCAATGTAAATTCTTCAAATAGTGCGCTTGCTCAGGATGTAGCCAATGCGTCATCAAGAGCCACAGAAGCCGCTATCAGAAACTTTATTCCGAAGGTGCAATGATGCAAGTTGTTGGTGATACGTTAGCCGTTATTTCGGTATCAAATGGCCGTCAAATAGCGAGTATTTTTCCTGATGTGACGACAGAAGAATCGCATCAAGACACGCTGACGATTACCGAGCATCCAATACAGCAAGGCGCGCCAATTACCGACCATGCTTATAAAAACCCGTCTGAAGTAACGATGCGCGTGGCGTGGTCGAACTGCAAAGAAGCCGCTGATAGAAAGTCTGTTGATAGTGTAGTTATTGACACAATCGCCGATGCCTATGCTTATTTATTGAAATTACAGGCTAGTAGAAGGCCATTTGATGTGATTACGGGTAAGCGCGCCTATAAAAACATGCTGATTAAGTCGCTGGCAAATACCACAGACCGCAAAACAAACGAGACACTGGATATTGTTGTTGGGTTTAAGCAACCTAATTTTGTTAAAACATCGACCTCTAAAATAGAGATTACCAATCAAAGTAATCCGCAGGTGACGGTAGGCGTGCAAAATACAGGAAATAAAAACCCATTGCCCGTGACTGGCAATCCATTTGCCAAGCTACAGGCAGTTATTGCCGAAAATAAGGCAGCAAGACAATGACAGAAAAGATATTTGAAATACCACTAAGTGCCGAGCCTCAGTTGTTTTTAATTAACCTAGTTGGTAAGCAATACTATTTTCGCGTGTGGTGGAATGATGCGATCAGTACATGGCATTTAGATATTTTATTGTCAGATAAAGCACCTTTGATAAACGGAATTCCGCTAATCACGGGTACGGATTTATTAGGGCAATATGAGCATTTAGGCATTGGTGGTAGTTTGTTCGTTTGCAGTGATACTGAGTCGCCCGATGATCTGCCAACATTCCAAAATCTTGGCATAGACAGCAAGTTGTATTTTTCAACATGACCACTCAATACCTACGCAAAGTACAGATTTTAGTTGTTGATGAGTTTGGCAATGCACTGGATCTATCGCAGTTCAAAGTCAAGTTTCAGACTCGCAGAGCAGAAGTTCAGACGCCTGCATCGGCCGTTATCCGCATTTACAATGTCGCACCTGATACGATAAAGAAAATACAGAAAGAGTTTACACGGGTGCAATTACAGGCAGGGTATGAAGGCAATTTCGGCTTGATCTTTTCGGGCGTGATGCGCCAAAAAAGACAAGGCCGCGAAAATGCCACCGACACTTTTTTAGAAATTGTCGCGGCCGATGGTGATAACGCTTACAACTATGCCGTCATCAATAAATCAATCGCGGCAGGGGCAACAAAACGCGATGCGCTTGATGCGTGTTTAGAAGCATTTGCGCCTTATGACATTTCAGTTGGCCACATTCCAGTCTTAGATGAAGGCACTCAAATGCCACGCGGCCAAGTGTTTTTTGGTATGGCGCGCAACACGATGCGCCAAGTTGCCCAAAGCTCAAACTGTAGCTGGCAGTTTAATAATGGCCGTCTAGACATGATTCAAATCGCACAGCCGATTGCAGGAGAGGCGATTGTCATCACCGCCAATACAGGCATGATAGGCGTGCCACAGCAAACGATTGATGGCATTGAGCTAAAGTGCCTAATCAATCCTATGTTGAAGTTTGGCGGTCAAATCAAGCTAGACAATGCGAGTATTCAGCAGGCCGTTATTAGTGTGGCTTACGGCGCGTTAAACTACTTTCCAAGCCTTGATGCCGATGGAAATTACAAGATTATCAGCATTGAAAACACTGGGGACACTCGAGGCAATGCGTGGGAAACAAGCCTTGTTTGTATCTCAATTAACGGAACATCACCGCTTCAAGGCCCTACAATTAATGTTACTGCATCGTCCATAGGCAACTAAATGATTGACTCACGCGAACGATTTAACGACCAAGAAGAAACGCTTAGAGTCATCTTTGAGGCAATGGCGCGTGAATTGTGGACATCGTGCGTGGGTATTATTGAATCGTTTGATGAGGACTTACAGACGGCTAAAGTACAACCAGCAATCAAGGCGATGGTTCAGGGCATTAACGGAAAATGGACGGCTCAAGCATTGCCTTTGCTGCTTGATGTGCCAGTCTATTTTCCAAGTGGCGGCGGCTGCTCGTTAACGTTTCCAGTGGCTAAAGGCGATGAATGCCTTGTGTGCTTCGCTGATCGCTGTATTGATAGTTGGTGGCAGTCAGGCGGAGTACAAGTGCCGATTAACTCACGGGCGCATGATCTGAGTGATGCTATGTGTTTTGTGGGCTTTCGCTCCAAGCCCAAAAAGATAAACAGTCTCAGCACGACATCAACCGAGCTAAGAGCCGATGACGGATTGACCAAAATCGCGCTTAATCCCACAGCCAAAACAATCAACATCTCAGCCCCTAATGGTCTTTTTATTAACGGTAAGCGCGTGGATGATACTCATACGCATAGTGGGGTGACTGTTGGTGGTGGTGTTACTGGGGTGGTTGTTTGATGTAGGATAGGGTTTTTATCTGAGGGACGAGATGATGAAGGCTCTATACTTATTGTTTTTGGTTGTTTTTAGTCAGTGTGCATTAGCCCTTGATTATCTTAAACCGATATATACGAAAGAGGGCGCGGTTGTTTGCCCTTATGGCTTAACCCTTGATGTTAGGCTTGAGCATAAAAAACTCTTGGGTTTATTTAAAGACTCCGATGAAGCTAGGCAAAAGGCATCCCATATTGGGTGTACAAGATTCCCAGCAGACGCAAGAATGTACACCTATGACATAGGGAAAGGGTTAATTGCCATAAGCCCAACCGAAACAAATTATTATCAATTTATTACCGTTACTT